AGCTGATCTTTGGCACTCCCTGGCTGCACAGCATCACCAACCCGGTCCTCGACGCGGTGCGCCTGCGCCTGAGTTGGCCAACGCTTCGCAGCCAGGATTCCGCCGGCAACATCAACGGCGTGCGCATTGATTACGCCGTGGACATTTCCACGGACAATGGCCCGTACGTGGAAGTGCTGCTCTCGTTTGTCGACCGGAAGAACGTCACCGAGTACGAGCGCGCCCATCGGCTTGAGCTGCCCGCCGGCAACCGGTGGACAATACGTGTGCGCCGCCTGACTCCAAATGCCAACTCCGACCTGGTGGCCGACCAGATGGTGGTCAAGGCCATCGCAGAGGTCGTCGATAGTGATCAGGAATACCCGCTAACCGCCGTCAGCAGCATCGAGTACGACGCCCAGACCTTCGGCGGAAACATCGCCAAGATTGCCGTGCTGATGCGCGGTCGTATCATTCGGGTGCCAACCAACTACAGCGCGGAGACCCGCACCTACGCGACTTCGGGCGCCGGTACCAGCAACGGTATCTGGGACGGCACCTTTAAAGAGGCCTACACCAATAACCCGGCCTGGATCTTTTACGACCTGGTGCTGCACCCGTACTACGGCCTCGGCGACCGCATTGACGCGACAATGGTTGATCGCTGGTCGCTCTATCGCATCGCGCAGTATTGCGACCAGATGGTCCCGGACGGCAAGGGCGGCATGGAGCCGCGCTTCACCTGCAACCTGTATTTCCAAAAGCAGGCCGAAGCTTACGCGGTCCTTCAAGACCTGGCCTCTATCTTCCATGGCCTGGCCTATTGGGATGGTAGCCAGATCGTGGTCAATGCCGACATGCCTGGCGACCCGGTATACACCTACAACCAAACGCAGATCCTGAACAACGGCGCCATCAAGTACGAAGGTACCCGGGCGCGTGATCGGCACACGCTCTACATGGTCGGCTGGGACAATCCAGACCAGGGCTTTGAAACCGACAAGGAGCCCGTGTTCGACGATGAGGCCATGGTCGAACTGGGTGGCATCGTGCGCGAAACCACGGTTGGCGCCATTGGCTGTACATCCCTGGGCCAGGCGCAGCGTGCGGGGCAGTGGGCGGCCCTCACTGAAAAGCTGCAAACCCAGGGTGGCGTTTTCCGCGTAGGGCTTGACGGAGACATTCCGAAGCCAGGGCAGGTTATTGCCGTGGCTGATCCGATGCTGGTTGGCCGGAACAACGGCGGGCGGATCGCAGCGGCGGCTGGTCGAGTGGTCACCCTGGACCGCGATACTGTGGTGCCGGTCGGTGCCCGCCTGATGGTCAACCTTCCCAGCGGCAAGTCCGAAGGGCGGGTGGTGAAGTCCGTTGCGGGCCGGGATGTGACGGTCATGGCTGACTTCAGCGAGCAGCCCCAAGCGGAGTGCGGGTGGATTCTCGACTACGAAGACCTGAAGCTGATGCAGTTCTACGTCCGCAACGTCACGCGGCCGGAGTGGCACCAGTTCCAGCTCGAGGTGATCCAGCACGACCCGAGCAAGTTTGACGCTATCGACCACGGCGCCGTTGTAGATCCTCGCCCAATCACGGGTATTCCGGTTGGCAGTCAGGACGCTCCAGCCCGCGTCATGCTTAGCCAGAACGTGGTGGTGGAGCAGGGGATTGCGGTAACGGTGATGTCGATTGCGTGGGATGCAGCGCCTAACGCTGTGGCTTATGACGTCGAGTGGAAGTGGGGCGCCCGGGAGTGGATCACTGTGCCGCGCACCGTCGAGCAGATGGTCGACGTTCGCGGCATCTACTCGGGCCAGTACATGGCCAGGGTTCGCGCGGTGAGCGCGCTCAACGTTTCTTCGATCCCGGCAACATCGGCGCTGACCAACCTGGAAGGCAAGGTAGGCCTGCCGCCGGCGGTGTCGTTCCTCACCACCACCAGCGAGCTTTTCGGAATCGGCATCAAGTGGGGCCTCCCTGCTGGCGCCGAAGACACCCAGCGCACGGAGCTGTGGTATGGGCCGGCGAATAGCCTGCCTGCAGCAACCAAGCTGGCCGACCTGGCATATCCGCAAGCCGATTATCGCATGCAGTCTCTGCTGGCAGGCGCAACGCTGTTCTTCTGGGCGCGCCTGGTGGACCGTACCGGCAACATCGGGCCGTTCTATCCGGTGGTGAATGGGGTGATGGGGCAGGCTAGTTCAGATGCCGGGCCAATCCTTGAGCAGATCAAGGGGCAGATCGACGAGACGTCCCTGGGGCAGTTGCTCAACGAACGCATCAACCTTATCGACGGAAACGGCCCAGGCTCGGTCAATGGTCGCATCGAAGCGGCCAAGGATGAGCTGGAAGGGCTGATTGACCAGATCGTCGACGCGCTGGAGTACGACCCTGCGAAGGAGTACGCGCTTAACGAAATAGTCCGAATGGGCCAGCACCTGTATCAGGCAAATGGTCCGGTACCAGCGAACAACCCACCACCGAACGCTACCTACTGGACCGACATCGGCACGGTAACGCAGACGGTGAATGCCCTGGTGACGCAGGTTCAGCAGAACTCGGCGACGATCAACCAGCATGGCCAGGACATCACTGCCCAGGCTTCGCAGCTCAATGCGGTGAAGGTCACTGTCAACGACCCGGTTACCGGCGTGAATGCCACAGCCAGCGGGTTAAGCACCCTTAAGGCCACGGTAACCACGCTCGACGGCAAGGTCACCACCACGGCGCAGCGTGTTGAAGGCATCTATCTGCAGGTCAACCCACCGCTCCAGGGTGATGACAGCGCGTTGATGGGTTCAGAGGCCAGCTATGTCGGCGTCTGGTCCACCCAGTCAGCTCTGATCGAGGGCGACCTGGTACAGGGCCAGCGCACGGATGTGGTTGAAGTGAAGGTGGCGAATAACGCCGCTGCAACAATCGCCGAACAAACCGCTCGTATAAACGCCGACGGCGCTCTGGCGTCCAGCATCGAGACCGTCAAGAACTCGGTGAACGGAAACACCCTGGCTATCCAGACGAACGCCACGGCCATTCAAACGGTCGATGGCAAGGTCACGGCGAATTGGTCGGTGCGGATGCAGTACGAAACCGCGACCGGGCTTTATAAGTACGCCGGTATCGGCCTGGGCCTGGAGAATGGGCCGGGCGGGTTGCAGTCGCAATTCATCATCGACGCTGACAGGTTCGCCATTGGGCAGGCTGGCACGGTGCCGTTTGCCGTAACCGGTGGGCAGACCTTCATCAAGGCCGCGTTCATCCAGGACGGCACGATCACCAACGCGAAGATCGGTAACTACATCCAGTCGAACAACTACGACCCGCAAAAGGCTGGTTGGAAGCTGTTCTTCGACGGGACTTTTGAGATCAACAGCTCGCTTGGAAGTGGTCAGGCTCGCCAGGTCATTAATAATGCAGGCGGCAAGGTATTCGATGCGGGCGGGATTAAACGCTATCAGTGGGGAGATCTTGACGCATGAGCTATGGAGTAAGGGTGTGGGGGCCGACTGGAGCACTAGAGTTAGATGAGACGTCATTTACTGTAAGAGTAATCTACTCGGCAATCGTGCAGTCAGGCCCCCCAGCGCCTGGGCGAAGTCGCTTCATTGCGATTGCCGGTGTCGATCCGTCAACACACTCTGCTGTTTGTGTTCCTGTTGCCGCTTACGATACTACCGCCCAAAGCTATTACTCGATCCAATATACGCCGATTGTTTCGGCTGGAGGTGTGACCGTGTATTACGGAAACCCATCAACTTCAACCGGCCCTTTAGGGCTTAGCCCGCAAAGGCTTTTAGTTATGAGGCATCGTTGATGGCTTATGGCGTAATGTTCAAGAATAATGCTGACGTGGTTACTCTGGACTCCGAGTTTTCCAGGCTGGTCGTTCTTGAGAAAGGAACATGGAACGGTACAGGGGCAGGCGTTTTTGTACCGTTCTCAAAAACTATTACGACTGATGAGCCGCCGCTTGTATTCGTAAGGCCAGACCAATCAAACGTGTTCTGTCTTTGCTTGATACGCGGATCTTCGGGAGCGTGGACGGGGTTTTCGTTCGTGGGAACCGTAGGGCAGGCCACGTCTGGCAAATGGTTCGCCGCCGCTTTCAAGGCAGCGCCCACAGCAAAGTTCGGCTTCCGTATCTGGGATGGGGCTTCCAACTTACTTTTCGACAGCGGCACCCCGTGTGCTCAATTCACTAGGACCATTACAAGCTGGACCTATCTTGGCGCAACACAAACAAGTCAAGGCGTATACAAGCTGGTATGGACGACTACGTTTAGCTTGGCCGTAGGCGATTACATGCTTCTTAATAACATTGCGATGGATGTAGCGGGTAGCACGTCTAGGCAGGGGAACATGTATGCAGAGTGGCAGTATCAAAACGACCGGCTTTTGATTTATGCAATAGGTGTCGATCTACAAACGACGCTGTATACGCCGGTGGTCTTTGCGAAGCCCGTTATCTAGGCTTTAACAATTTACTTTCTGAGGGTGGCAGTAATGGCAAGACAAGAAATCAACATCGGTGCTGCACCCACGGGTGCTGGCGGCGATACAACTCGCAGTGCCGCGGTAAAAATTAATGCCATGACAACAGAGCTTTATGCTCGAGATGCGCAACTCGGCACCGCTGCAAATGCAAACATTGGCACAGCTGCTGGGAACGTAATGCAAGTTGGTGCTTTCGGGCTTGGTTCGGTTTCAGCGCCGATATCCGCATCCCCGTCGGCCGTGGGCTTCAGCGTTACATCAGGCGCCGGTGCTGACCAGACGCCATCTACTGGTTCGGGTGGGTCGCGTATCACCATGAACACTGGCGGACTTCTGTTCAACGAGATTGTGATCGCCGCCAACAGCGCGACCAGCCCGACCTTGGGGTATCGACAGTTCAACAGTAACGGTGTACCGGGACCCTGGAACGTCGTCTACACCAACCAGAATACAACCCGTGCCGCTGACGGCACTCTGAAGGCGATCTGATCATGGCAAGAGCAGCAATTAACGTATTGGGCGCCACAGGCAACATCTATGACGTTGTCAGCCAGGGCGACACCGACGTCACGTCAACGCGCCTATCTGAGGGGGTTTACCGGATTGTAGGCTGTCTCGGAATGGTTCCATATCCTCCTTTGGATAACGGATGGGGCTATGCCATCAACCAGGTGGACAGCCGAGCCGATGTTGAAACGGATTTCGCGGAAGGCTTGCTGACCGTAACGGTTACCAAGGACGGCCACCCATATGACCTCAAGCACATGATCACGCTGCATATCCTGGTGCCGGATGCGCCGGAGATGGAGATGCCGCCAGAGGTGCCGGACAGCCCGGAAAGCCTCGCCCCTGACGCCTGATCACCACCGAACAGCATAGCCGCCTAGTGCGGTTTTTTTACGCCTGGAGGAAACCATGCCGACGACCGAACTCCGCGGGGTACGAAACAACAATCCCGGCAACATTGACTACAATCCGGCCAACCAGTGGCAGGGCCAGCTCAAGCCCGACCCGGCGATAGAGAAGCGCTTCGCAAGGTTCGACACGCCGGAAAATGGTATCCGCGCCCTGGGTAAGCTGCTGCTGACTTATCAGCGCAAGCATGGCCTGAAGACCGTGAAGGCGATCATTAGCCGGTGGGCTCCGTCGGTAGAGAACGACACTGCGGCGTATGTGCGCTCCGTTGAAGCCAGCACCGGCACCCGCCCTGGCGCCGAAATTGAACTGGCCCAGCCAGTGGTAATGGCTGGCTTCGTCAAAGCGATCATCCGTCACGAGAATGCAGGCTATGCCTACCCTGAGGCGGTGTTGGCTGAAGGCGTGCGGCGGGCACTGGCATGACGCCGGCAATGAAGCTGGCCGGCTTCGCGGCGCTGATCCTGCTGCTGATGGCAGGTGCTGCGGGAGTCACCTGGCAGGTTCAAGACTGGCGTATGGGAAAGAAGCTCGCCGAGCAGGCCGGCCTGCACAAGGATGACCTAGCCGCGATCAGCAATTCGGCGGCCGCCCAGGCCCAAGCCGAGCAAGGCAAGCGCCTGGCCCTGGAGCAGCAGCTCGCCGGCCAGGACCAACAACACTCCAAGGAATTATTCGATGCCCAACGCAACCAGGCTCGCCTGCGTGACCAGCTTGCTACTGCTGATGTCCGGCTGTCAGTCCTCCTTGCCGAGGATCCAGCCGGTGGCTGCAACGTGCCTTCCATCTCCGGCGCCGTCGGCGTGGTTCATGCAGCCCGTCGAGCCCAACTTGACCCAGCGCATGCGCAACGAATTGTCGCCATCACCGACGACGGGGATAACGCCATAATTGCCTTGCGTGCCTGCCAGGCGTACGTCAGGGCTGTGGCTCCTTGAGCACCTTGAGTTCCGCCAGCAATCGCTGGTTCTCCCTGGCCAGGTAGTCACACTGGCCCAAAACGATCTTCATGCTTTGCACGGAAGCAAAAGACGCCCGTTCCTTCAGGTGGTCCATTTCTACAATCGCTGCCTTGAGCGTTTCTTCTGCTTGGGATTTTCCCTCGGCCAGCAGTTCGTTCATCTGCACGAGGCCGGCAATATTATCCCGCGCCCTGCGCAGCATCCGCTGGGTTTCTATCAGTTCATCCACGAGGATTGAGCACTGGTGCTTGTACATCTCCAAGGGAGTGGGGCAGCCGAGCCAATCATCGGTGTCCATGTCTACGTTCATTGCGAAACCTCAAATACTGTATGTGCGCACAGTAGTCGAGGCGTATCAGATTTGGGAGTGGTGTTCGTCGGCAGGACGCCGGTGGCGGGATTTCGCGCTGGAGGTTATTCCCCAAAACGCAACCGTTTGGACCAATGTTTATTGGGTTTAGAATAGTCGCAAAAGTGGGTGTTTTTGGAAGGTCTTTTTGGGGTCAAGGCCTTGATATTAAAGGCCTTGAGCGTTTCTTATGCGGCATCCCAGGCTTTTATGCCGAAAAGGTGCAAGGTTTTGCTTGAAGCACTCAAGGAATTGCCCCCCTTTGGACCTATGAAAATGAAAGATCACGGATTATGCCACGACCAGCGGGTTTCGGCGCCGCTCGTCAACAGCGTGCGACTTTTGTGCAAAAGCCGGTGCGCAGCCTAGGCGAGTAACATAGCCAGGTAATATGGCACTTCAACGGCCAGTTGTTGCCTGATGTGTCGTTGCAAGTCGATTGTCCGGGAAACCCGCGTTATGCAAACCGCCTACACCGTCCTTATCCTGCTGATGCTGGTCAGCCTTTCGCCGGAGCTGTTCCTGTTTCTATTCCTGCCGCCGCTGCTGTTTTCCGATGGTTGGCGCATGCCCAAGCGCGAGTTGTGGCGCCTGCGTGGCCCGATCCTGACATTGGCGGTGGGGCTGGTGCTGTTCACCGTGGTGGGCGCCGGCTATTTCATCAATTGGTTATTGCCAACCATCCCGTTACCGGTGGCTTTCGCCCTGGCCGCGGTTTTGTCACCGACGGACGCCGTGGCGGTGTCGGCCATTTCCCAGAACCGTTTGCCCAAGCCGCTGATGCACATGCTCCAAGGCGAAGCCTTGATGAATGACGCATCTGGCCTGGTGACCTTCAAATTCGCCCTGGCCGCAGCGTTGACCGGGATCTTTTCCCTGGCAGATGCCAGCCTGACGTTTGTGCTGGTGGCAGTGGGCGGGCTGGCGATCGGGGTGGCGTTGAGCTGGCTGGTCGGCCGCCTGCGCGCCTGGATGATCGCGCGCGGCTGGGATGACCCGGCCACTCATGTGGTGTTCATGTTGCTGCTGCCCTTTGCTGCGTACGTACTGGC